ACTTTCAGATATATACTGGCAGTACAGTTGTAATCGTAAAAGCTATTGCTATACGACCTACACTCGTACTCCGCTGGCACATACTCTGAATACCCAACCGTGCTTGTCCATCTGTACTAAAAATAGCAGCAAACGATCTACGCCTTCTCGTGTTATAGCTAATACCTTTAAAGGGTTAAAGCCGTTCACGAACGAGACTGTCAGACTCACCTCTGCAGTGGCACTCTTAAATCAGCAAACATCCCGTATCAAACGGGTACGCTAACTCATCAGAAGGAACTATTATGTCCCAAGTGACTGGTGCACTCTCCATTAACAATGGTGCAGCTACTCCGGTAGCTAAAAGCTTTGCTCCTGAGCAAGTCTCTCCGCAGCTGTCTACGTTTACTGAACGTTCTGCTGCTTCTTCTGCTGGCTTCATACGCCTCGGCGTGTCGCTGTCGCCTGCCAATGGCAAGCGTACTACGAACCGCGTGAACGTTGATCTCGACCTTCCGGTCGTAACCAACGTTAACGGTGTTTCAACCGTTGCGTATGTCGGTCGTTTTAAGGGTTATTTTGTAATCCCTGACCAAATGACCGCTGGCGAACGTGCCGATTTGGCTGCGTTCGTTGCCAATGCGCTTGATAACACGCAAATACGCGCTGTTTCAAGGATCTGGACCCACTGTACTAATTTAAAAAGAGGTACATAGGATGACGCAATCCGTTAGGATGCAATCTCTAGTCGCTAAGCTTGAGCTCCAGATTCTGAAGAAGACTTGCCAAAGTATCGACACCCCTCGTTCGCTAGCTGTTTACCTGTTAGCGCACTACGGTGAATATGCACAGCTCCTTGATCTCGATATTAACCCAGACGATTATGACAATCCGTCAGCTTTTGCTGACGATTATCTAGTCACTGAGATGATAAAGAAATCGAAGGCTCAAGATTTCGGTATTGACCGAGAACTTGTTGCATATAACAAGTGGTTGTCGGCTGAGAAGCAATGCCGCGAGGCTAATGACCTAATTGAATCATACATTGACGGCCGGGTCTCCCCGATCCGCCCAATAACAAATCGTGTTATAGCTCGCGCTATACAGATTTGTCATGATTGCTTAGGACCATTAACGCGTCGAACATTGAACCTCATCGAGTCATCGATGGAGTTTGGTCCCGGCGCTACTGCATCTGTTAGAGGAACTGTTACCCGAGGACGCAAGTTCTCGAATAGCAATTTAACAACATCTCAGCGTCTTCTCAGTTTCGGTATATTCTGTCTTCCACATTTGTGGAAACAACAGGTGAAAGGATTCACCGTACAGGATTATAACGAGCTGAGTTTTGTTCCCAAGAATGCGAAGACTCATAGAGCAATCACTGTTGAGACTGATCTGAACATTTACGTTCAGAAAGGCATCGGCAGTGTATTGAAGATGAAGCTACGTAATATTGGCGTCAATACTGAGACGCAGTGGCAAGTGAATC